ACTAAGTCTGTCCAACGTTCTGGTGCTAAATGCAGATACCACCTTAGCAATAAGGGAGGTCCGAACGGGAAGGCCATGTACTCGGCGTGGGGAGACGCAGTGGCTCTAATTAGAGACCCTGCAGTCATGAAACCCTTAGTATCCTTAGCGGAATTCCAGAAAATGGGCTCTGTAGTGGATGATCTTCTTTCAACGGCGGAACTTCCAGGGCAATCATCTCGTCATTTGTCAGACTTGGTAACAGGTCGGATTCTTGGGATCCCCGAGTGGGGCGGGAAGTTGCGTTTAGTCGCAACCTTAGATTACTGGTCTCAGGTTGTGCTATCCCCTCTTCATGATACCGTCGCTGCCGGGCTTCGTGAGCTTCCTATGGACGGGACGTTCAACCAAGAACGGGTCGCGGGAGATGTCCGAGAGTTTACATCAGATCCAAGCAATCAGGTGTACTCGTTCGACCTTTCTGCAGCGACCGATCGCCTACCTATATCTCTACAACGGGCTATACTTACACTGTTACTGAAATCCGGTAATGCATCACAGGATTGGGTTCGCCTTCTGACAGCCCGTGGCTTCATCTGTCCAGACGGGAAAACAAGAAAGTATGTAGTTGGTCAGCCCATGGGTGCTAAGTCTAGTTTTCCGATGTTGGCTCTTACTCATCATGTTATAGTCCAGTTGGCATCACAGCGTGCGGGTCGGAAAGGCCTTTTCACGGACTACCGTATAGTCGGGGACGATATTTCGCTTGTCGGATCAGATATCGCGAAAGCCTACCAAGAAATCATGGCATCGATCGATGTGGACATTTCAATACCTAAGTCGTTCATCTATCAGAGCGGTTCTACTCCAGCGGCGGAACTATGTAAACGGATCTTCATCAAAGGGATAGAGTTGACCACTTACCCTACAAAATTGATTGCTAAAGTGGCTGGTGCGGCTCATAACGTCGTTAGGCTGCAAGATATCTTAATTGGGCGGGGTGCTTTCACTGACCGTGCACTATGTGTTACTGTACTCCTAGGGCTTATTGATCGTGAATCGAGTATAAAATTACTTCAGATCAATGCCTTACCTTCATCCGTGACGGGGTTGAAGTACCCTTCGGGGTCTTTAACGGATAACTTATCGTTAAGCAGTATGTATGATGGTCAAATAGTGACCGAGGCGGATCTATACCACGCCTACTTATATTCAGCCGTTGTTAGCCAGATTAAACGCTTGGATGCACTACTTAAGGAATCGGCTCTTGTAGCAGGTATAATAATGTCTAAGGCCGAAGGTCATCTGGTTACTCAGTTGGCTGGTGTCGATAAGACGTACCTGTCGGCTCGTACCGAGGCTCTTAGTAGAGCGTTCCCAGTGCTTAAACCGTTTAGCCCGATCGTCAGAGCCGTTACCCAAGAGGTCGATAGGGTAGGAACTATCCTATCAGCCCTCCGGGCAGGTGACGCCTCTATCTCCGCGATGGCAAAAGGTCAAATTATTGATCAGTTTAGAACTCCGATTATGGATATCCTCTCTGTTGACAACCTAGGTTCGGAAAATCCTCCCGCATTCTCATTAGTTAATAAAGCGTTGACTGCTTTAGATAGTGTGGTGCTGGATCGGGAGGGTGGGAACTTGAACTTTTCGCTTTTGTTAACTCAATTGCAGCGGCATTATTCTGTTGACTGGATTTTCAAGGAAGGTGTTTTCGTGAACACTGTGAAGTCAAAAGTGGAGTTCAATATCGCTCTACTGTCAGACACTATGGCTACCCTATCTGGTGCGATGGCCCTTTCTCCTCGTGCAAACCGTAAACTTCAAGACACTATCCGTGAGCAGCGGAAGGAACAGTCAAAACGGGAGAGTAAATAACTACCCCCTAGGATCCTAAAAGCTTCGTAAGGCTCTCTGGTTATCTCTCGAGACGTGCAATCTTATCGTAACTGTTAACAATTGGGGGCTTAGCCTGTCATAGGAGAACACATGACAGGTTAAGGGGAGGAATGAGATTCTTCTCGTTCGTGGGTGGGTCCAATTGTTACAGGGGAGATAGGAAGACTCTTCAGG